GTTTAATAATGGCTATTTCTAGAGCACAATTAGCAAAAGAATTAGAACCCGGATTAAACGCCCTTTTCGGTTTAGAGTACAATAGGTACGAAAACGAGCACGCTGAAATCTTTGATACTGAATCTTCTGACAGAGCGTTTGAAGAAGAAGTATTATTAGTAGGTTTCGGAAATGCTCCAACTAAAGCTGAAGGGCAAGGCGTGAACTTTGATACAGCAATGGAATCATATACTGCTCGATACTCTCACGAAACAATTGCATTAGCATTTGCTTTGACTGAAGAAGCTATCGAAGACAACTTATATGACAAACTTGGCGCGAGATATACTAAAGCATTAGCTAGAAGTATGGCTCACACTAAGCAAGTAAAAGCTGCTTCTGTATTAAACAATGCCTTCAATAACAGCTTTACTGGTGGAGATGGTAAGGAGCTTTGTGCTACTGACCACCCATTAGCAAGTGGCGGAACTTTTGCAAACGAACCTAGCACTGATGCTGATTTGAACGAAACTTCTTTGGAAGCGGCGTTGATCGATATTGCTAACTTTAAGGATGACCGAGACATGATCTTGGCTCTTCAAGGTATGAAATTAATCGTTCCTACAAATCTACAGTTCGTTGCTGATAGACTGTTACAAACACCTGGTAGAGTTGGAACTGCTGATAACGATATTAACGCTATTAGAAACATGGGAATGTTACCTAATGGTTATGTTGTAAATCACTTCTTGACAGATACAGATGCGTTCTTCCTCAAAACTGATTGCCCAGATGGGTTTAAACATTTTGAAAGAACTCCTTTGTCAACTGCAATGGAAGGAGATTTTGATACTGGTAATATGCGTTTTAAGGCTAGAGAAAGATATTCATTTGGTTTCTCTAACCCAAGAGCAGTTTACGGATCTAAAGGAGCTTAATCTAAGGACTAATTAAAAGAAGTCAATCCCACTTTTTAACTCAAGGGATAAAAGAAAGGCACTTACGAGTGCCTTTTTTTTTACTCAAAAAATTGCTATCCTATACCAACTAGGATAAATAATCCGTTACTGACTGACCTAGCAGACAAGCCAAGACAGTAACAACACGGAGGTAATCATGGCAACTACAACTTTTAATGGTCCAGTTCGTTCAGAAAATGGATTTCAACAAGTTTCAAAAAATGCAAGCACTGGTGCTGTTACAGTAACTAGTGGAGATAAAATGGCCAACGAAGCTGTTGGTAGTGCTGGTATTGAAGGTACCGCTGCTGTCTATATCACTCAAGTCAATAGACTTAAAAGTGATGTATCAACTAATGTAAACATAGTTAAAACATCTTTAATGATAGATCTTACAGGTTTAAAAGATGGTGGTACTGCTGGTGACATTATTGGTAAAGATGGTTCTGGCGTAGCTTATATTGGTAAAGTAACTACAGCTAACCAAGGTACTGTTTTTGGTGTAACCATGACTTGTTTAGAAACGCCTGCTGGTGGTAGCACAGATATAGATTTATTTTCTGCTACTGAAGGTACGGGTGTAAATGACACAGCCATAGGAGATTTGACTGAAACATCAATAATTAATGCAGGAGCTGCTGCCGCAGGAACTATGGTTGCTGGTGGAGACATTGCTGCTGATCAATTTTTATATCTTGTAAGTCAAGGTACAGGAGACGCAGCTTATACTGCTGGACGTTTCTTAATTGAAATATTAGGCTACGACGTAGCTTCATAAGGAGCAAATTATGGTTGATACAGTTACATCACAAACCATTCAAGATGGTGACAGAGTAGCTATAGTAAAATTCACCAATGTCAGCGATGGCACTGGTGAAAATGCCGTAAAAAAAGTAGATGTGTCTGCTTTAGCAAATAATAGTAAAAGCAATGCAGCTTGTACTAAAGTAAAGGTTGCTAAAATTTGGTGGGCTTGCAGAGGTATGGGTGTCAATATTGAATTTGATGCTAGTACTAATGTTTTGATAACAGGCTTACCAGCAGACTCTACTGGAGATGAATATTACAGTGACGTATTTACTGGCATACCAAATAATGCTGGTTCTGGAGTAACTGGTGATATTGATTTTACTACTGTAGCGCATAGTAGCGGCAATACTTATTCTATTATTTTAGAACTAATTAAAGAATACGACTAAGGAGTATTAAATGGTTTATAAAAAAACTAAAGGCTATGGCAAAGGTGGCATGGCTAAAAAAACCAAAGGCTATCGCGGTGGCGGCATGATGAAAAAAACCAAAGGCTACAGAGCCGGAGGAAAAGCTACCAAGGGTTATAGCAAAGGCGGAAAAGCAACTAAAGGTTACAGAAGAGGCGGAGCCGCTAAAAAATAAAAATATAAAAAAGAAGATAGAGGTATAAATGCCATATTTGATGAGCAATATCCCACATTTTAAATGCTGGGTAAGAAGAGAGTTCACTTGTAATCATTTACGTTATCACGGAGAGTATTTACATGCGTTAGCAATAGCCGTAAATACAATCCCTGATAGATCATTAAGCTTTCAAGTTGTCTTTACCGGATGTGAGATAGACGATGAAGATTGGCAAGAAGGAAATATTCACGGTGGTGCTATGTGGGCAAGAATGCCAATTCAAGCATTAGTTGCTGATGTACCATTAGACGAATGGCCAGAGCCTATGGAAGATCACTTGTGTCAACCATGGGATTGTGAATCAAGAGATCACTCTATAATAACCATGGATCGAGTAAGTTCTTCTCCATGGATGTGTAAAATTGATAATAAGTTTTATCAAGGTAAATATTTGTTTACTGTAGATTACACAGATCATGAAATAGCAGATGATCCTGCTCAACATAAGCAGTCACATGTGATATATTTAACAGACGCTGGCAAGTGGACTGGTAATATAGTTGCACTTCCTAACAATAGAGTTAGAGCAACTAGTCCAGCACTGTGGAGAACTGGCGAAGGAGCACCTGATTTTACTCCTTCACAACATCTACATTCTGCTGAAGGCCATGAAAGTTATTTAGATCCTAGAATAACTTTTAATAATTTATATAGTGATGAGGATTAAACATGGCAACATCAAACAGTACAAACTTTGAGCCAAATGTAGCAGAGTTTATTGAAGAAGCATTTGAACGTTGTGGTTTAGAATTAAGAACTGGCTATGATTTAAAAACTGCACAAAGATCTATTAATCTAATGTTAGCTGAATGGGCTAACAGAGGTTTAAATCAATGGACCATATCTGAAGCTACGCAAACAGTAACTGAGGGAACTAGAGAATACACATTAAATTCAAATGTTATAGATATCTTAGACGTTGTGCTAAGAAGGACAGAAGG